ATGGCAAACACTACACAAGGTTTAATACCATATTCAAGTAGAGATTATGATTCTATCATAGCAGATTTTTGGGAACTTGTACCTCAACTTACTGATCTTTGGAGACCAGAAGCAGATGCAGATCCTGGTGTAGTATTAGGTAAAATATTAGCATCAGCAGCAGATATGCTTAATGTTAATATTGATTATCTTGCTTCCGAATTATTTGCACCTTCTGTAGTACAAAGAAAAGATGCAGAAAAGATATTCGCATTAATTGGATATGATCTTGGATTTTATACCGCAGCCAGAACAGAAGTAACTTTTACTAATAATACATCTGAATCTATTACATTAGATTTTGGATTTAATGGTGCTAACTTCTGCACATTGAATGCCTACACAGACATTACTAATACTTCTCGTGTAATTACATATAACTTACTTCCAATGACTTCCGGATATGGTCAGACAGGTTCCAGAAGTAGAAGAAGTGTATTATCTCAAGATATAGATGTATTCGCTGAAAGTGATATAGTAACTATTAAATCTGGTGAATCTTGTACTCGTGTTGCAGTTGAAGGAGATTTAAGAAGTTACTCTGTTGCTGTTTCAGATGTCAAGAAGAATAACTATGTAATTACACTGCCCTCACAGCATGTAGATACAACTGCATTGTGGATACGAGGTAGAACTTCATTATCAGCTACATCATTTGATAAGACTCAATGGAAACAAGTAGCAACTACTGCTGAATTTGATACACCAGAACCTCGATATGCCGTTACATATGATAATTATTCAAATGCTCAAATAACTATAAGTAATTATCTTAATCAGTTGGCAAATTATGAGGGTTATTATCTTACAATTTTCTGGATAGATTGTTCAGGAGTTATTGGATGTGTAGGTACTGATGTACTAACTAATCCGTTATTTGCTAAGCCACAATCTAATAACTGGTCATTTACCGGGGGAGATATTCTAATATCTAACCTATCAAATACTGTTGAACTTCCTCATACATATACAGTTACCGGTAAATCCCCGGAAACTGCAAAAGAAGCTTACTATACCAGTAGAAACTACATAAATACTTGGGATAGCTTAGTTACACTCCCAGACTATACTCGATTCTTAAGAAGAGAAGCTGGAGTAGATTGTGGAGTAGTTATTGATTGTCAAAAAGCTCTTGAGATCAATATGGCAATATATAATGATGATAATCTCACTACTGCACAGAAACAGAAGAAATATATTACATACCATGATTTCCCTCAAGGTGTTTCAAGTAATAGCTATGACTGGAGTAAAGCATTAGGTCTTGGGTTTGATCCTGCAGATCCTCAAAAATTTGTATTTGCTACAAATTTCAAAAACTATACAGCTATGTGTTTTGCAGTACATAATGATTTTAAGAATAGTATTTGGGGTGAAGGTCAGATATCTACCGCTCAAATATCTAATACAGTAAATTTCAGAAGATATAAGCCACCGCAAATGTTCATTGACAATGTGGTTAATGACTTTGCTCCATTACAGGCTATGTCCGTAGAATTACAATTTGGTTACTGTCGTGTATTTGACTTCTATGTAGTAGGTCAGATATACACTAATAAGCCGGTAAGTGTAGATGTAGGTGAGGTTATTATTTCTAAAGTTAAAGAGGCATTAGCATTATATTATGCCCCATCAAATCGAGATTTCAATATGAAGCCTACTGTAATGGAAATCGTTAATTTAATTAGAACAGTAGATGATCGTATCACTTATTTTGATGCTGGATCTCCTACTAACCCGGTAATTACTTGGAGCAATTGTGACCCTGAATATTTTAATCCAATTTCAATTGCTTGTTATAATGAGCCAAGTAATGCGAGCGGCAGCATAAGAATAGCACCCGAGTGCTTGATAAGATAACGGAGGTAATATGTTATACCTATATCATGCTACATATTCTATTTATAATAGAGTAAGCTGAAAACCCCTAATCTAAAGATTAGGGGATGAAAGCCCTAAAATAGCCAACCTAAGTTGGCTATAATTGTTGAATATAAATTATTTTTAGTATATTGTCAGAGATTGCAAGAATAATTCGAAGTTATAATAATCATTGTCAAATCTATGTATTTACATTGTTAGGTAATAGTAGAAAAGCTCTACAGTAAATGTCATTTAGACTAACTTCTACCTTATATATTACTGATATCACTGAAATTGAGGTTATATAGTATGTTTAGATACGTGAAGTCATTTACAGACACTACTGAGGAATATCGTGGATATTTCATAGATGCTTACTTGAACGATGATGATGATGAGTATGAATATGTAGTGGATATTGATCTTGCTGGAGATGGAGATGAGCATACATTTAGCTCTTTATCTGAAGCTAAAGAATTTATAGATGACTTATATCTTCTAGAAGATTTAGATAAGAGATTTAGATGAGAGATATAGGTTTTGATAAATGAGAATTAAAGATATACCAGTACCTGAGGTTTTTCGGGAGAGCTCAGATTTTCGGTTCTTTTTAAAATGGTTTGATTATGCTCTCACAAAAACTCAATATGATATAACCAATCTTGCGGACCTATATGACCCATTAAGATGCCCTAAAGATCTATTGTGGATGCTTGGAGATACAATGGGTTATCAATATGATGATAGATTATGTGCGGCATTTAATAGATTTGCAATGCTATTCTTTATGTCTTTAATTAGACATAAAGGCAGTAAGACTGGAGTAACATTAGCGGCAGAAGTAAACCTCAAGCAGTTTGATATTAATGCCTATGGTGAAGAAAAAGAGATTCTTTACAATAGGTTAGAGGATACTTCTATCCCGGTAAATTCTGTATATGTAGACTCCAATGTAAAAGAGGGCTACATAAATGTAGTATATTTCAGTGATAAAGTTCCGGTAGATAGCTGCATAGAATATGTAAGACCATTAGGTATGTATTGTTTCCAGTATGCTGGTGTAAGAGTAGATAGTACTACAAAGATTTCAGTAGATGCCAGATTAGCTAATGTATCTGATGCTACTGGTATTGTAGGTCCTACCCGAGTTGGTCATTATACTCGTGATGATTATGCCAGAATGCAGAAGATGATCAATGAAGAGAAGATGCAGTATAATCCTAAAGATACTCGTGCAAAAGCTTATGCAAGAAGTTCAACGGCTGAAAAATATCCAACAGTTGATGCTGGATACCGTGCATTAAGTTCTTTACAGCTTGCTAATAATAGTCATATCGTTAAAGCTTTAATCAATCTTAATGATACTATGCCGGATGTATCTAATTCGTTAGCTGCTGATCATAATAATACAAAAATCCCGGATGTTATATTCGCTCAAGGTGTAACTGAAGTAGGTATTACTGTACCGGATGATATCAGAATGAGTGATCCTAAATATAATCTTCTGTATAATAAGACTACTTCTGAACAGATTAATCCTGCAGTATATACATCTGAACCCGGAAGTACTCCTAATAATCCTATCCCGAAGGTTAGTCCTACACAGATGACAGCTGACGGAGAAGAGATTACTCCATAAAAGACACTTTACTTATCTGTTTACTTTCTACACGATCCCGGTAAATTCATTACCGGGATTTAAATTGTGTGTATAATTTATAAATCGTTATAATACATATAAATAAGATAGCAACATTAGGCTGTGGGAAGGAGAAGAAATGTGTAATAAAAGGGCGAAGACACTGTCAGAGATTTATGAAGAGGAAGTTCTAAACACTTCATGGTTTAGAACTAATCAGAGAAAGATGGTAAATGAGGCTTTTGACCTTGCTATCCAAGCTCTTGAAAAAGCAGCAGATATGAGAAAGGAGTCAGGAGATGAATATGATGGGTTAAATGATGGACTTAAAGATGCAAGAGATACTCTTGACGAGTACATGACACAAACCGAGGTATAATTACTAAAAGGAGACAATTTTTAATATGAAAAATATATATGTTATGACACTTCAGGAGTTGATGGATCTTGATGTTATTCATTTTCCCATTGATTCTCATTTCAAGTCTATAGTTATTGTACCTATGATGAATTCAGAGGTGCATAATTCCGGATATCGTTGTATGAAGTATGTTTTTGTAGATGATAATGACGAGATCATTGGAGTATCTTCCGGTAATTCTGATATTATATTCCTCAATGGTATTGGTGGTCATGGTCTTAATGGTACTATTGATTCATATCCTCATGTAGGATGGCAGATGGATTGTCTCCCATCCAGTGGCTGTATGCGATTGTATTCAGATAAGGATCTATGTTTAGATAAGTGCCGAGGTATTGGAGAATCTTTTTGTGTCTATTCTGCACAGGTCTTGACCTGAGTCAAAATGATGAGACAGGGGCGTGATTAAGATAAACAATGAGACTAATTGATGCGGACCATTTAAAAGAAAAAAGTATAATTATTAGCGATGGTCTTATTTATAAAGAGGTTATTCCAATTAGTACCATCGACAATGCTCCAACAGTGTTTGATTGCAGGACTTGTAAGCACAACGGAGATGAGCGTGAATGTGCTGATTGCTATGGCGACCATTCAAACTTCGTTAAGTATGAAGATAGACCGCAAGGCGAGTGGATTGAAAAGGTTGAGCGTAGAGGTTGTTTCGCAGGTGATAAAACAGTTTATTCTTATACTTGTCCTTTTTGCGGAGCAAAAGAGTTTAAGAAATATCCATTCTGCCATTGTGGTGCAGATATGAGAGGTAAAGAGAATGATTAATATTGAGTATCAGAAAGAACGGTTTAAAGATCACATTGCAACATTTACAGACCTTGGAAACATCAAGATTCTTGATTTTAAGAGACCTGACAGTTCTGAATACAGAATAAGGTTTCTGTTTGAAGAAGACTACTATAGGCTACACATCAGCGGTGATTTAGGAGAACTGATTGCAAGCAACTTTAAGAATATGTGCTACGAGCATTTTAATGATTTCGTACATAACACAGGATACTTTGAGGAAAAGATAGACTGTCATAACAGACCTATTTACACGTATGACGAAGAGCAGGCAAGAAAAGACCTCATTGAGATATTCGATGAAAACGAAATGGAGATACGCCCTTACAATAATGGTTATTATTCGTGTGATACCGAGGAAGAGGCAAGAGACGAGTTAATTTCTGATATGCTACACGACTTTGACGACGACCATGGGTTCGGCTCAAAAGCATATGACCTGCTAAGCGAGGTTGATTCCGACTGCTGGGATTATATAGGGCGTATGGGTAAACAAAAGACAGGTATCCTAGATTTGTATATGCTTGCATTTGAGCTTGCACAGAAGCAGTTAGCAGATAAGGAGGCATACAATGAGTTTTAAAGAAGGTAGAAGTGAAGATTATAAGAAAGGCTATCAATGTGGTTATACAGCCGCGTTGCAGAAGATAAATCATCGAAAAAAAGAAAGAAGCCGAAAAACAGGGCAGTCTCCTCGAAATAAATAAGTTGAGATTATTTGAGAGTGGTGTCTGGATTCACATCGAGGGTGATGACAATACTTATATCTGCCCTTTTTGCGGAAATCATACTTATTGTGAAGGAGATTATGTACCGAAATACTGTATGGAATGTGGGAATGAATTAAATGAGGATAAGTCATGATAAGCGATCTAATTCAAACCTTGGAAAGAGAAGTAAGTCATGAAGGTCTAGTATGCCCACGAGAGTATATAATAGAAGCTATTTCATATTTAAAGGAGTACGAAAAAATTATAGATAATTCTAAACAGGAGAACGAAGATAAATAAGGGTGATTAAGGTGAGAAAGAATGAAAAAGAAGATTGATGTAGATGTAGAGATTTCTGCTGAAGATATGGTGAATGAACTTTGGAGCTTTGACGCTGTAGAACAATCTAACTTTCTGTATGAGTTGGCAAGACTATATAAATTCAATATTGCACCTTTTCTACAGCAGTTGCAGAGTGTTGCAGATGAGATAAACTGCGAATCTGATGAATACGGTAAAGATCTAATAGTAAGAATGTTAGAGACTGTATTAGATTATTTGAAGGAAGAGAAGTAAACCGGTGGTAATTGTAAGATTTGATATCTCCATATGATTAAATGCTCTCAGCTTTAGAGGGCATTTTCTTTTTTGAAACCTTGTATATTTACAAATATAGTAAGTAGTATATGGAGGATATTTTTCATGTCATTCATTAAAAAGACTTGGAAAGATAGAATATCTCAATATCCGGATAGAAGAACATTTGTTGATGTTAATACCGGTGTGGCATTTACCGCTGATGTTCAACGGGCTGAAGGCGATATTACAGAACCTGGTACTCAATTAAATGCTACCAATTTTAATGATTTAGAAACTAGATTAAGTGATGCATTTTCTGGTACTCAAGACAAATTAATCGCAGGTACCAGTATTCGAATTCAAGATAATGTAATCAGTATCTCCCTTACTGATGGGGATACTGCGAGGTATTGATCATATGGCAAATCATGATACTATAGTAAGTTCTGATAAATTATCTGCAATTGCAGATGCTATAAGAGATAAGACCGGTAAATCTGATACTCTAACTTTAGATCAGATGCCGGAAGAAATTGAGTCAATTTCCGGTGGTGGTGCTACTCCTACTTGTGGTATTGTCCCAACTTCATGGTCACCTAATGGTTTTGTATTGTCTGCAAATAGTTATGGAGATATTGCATCATATGCATTTGCTGGTGATGAAAGAGTTATGCACGGATATAATCCTACTACTGATAGCATTACTACAGATCCTTCAGAAAGTTCATTATATTATCGTAGTCCAATATATGATTATTTACGTCGTGTGCAGTTTATGACTGTTCCTAGTATTATTGGAGATTATGCTTTTAAACATTGTCGGTGGCTAAATATAACTTCTCTTCCAGAAGGGGTGGAAACTATCGGAGCTGAAGCATTTAGCTATTGTAGTTCTTCTCAGATTACAGAAATCCCCTCTACTGTTAAACTTATTCACAGTTTGGCATTTTTATATATTCGAGATTATAGCAATATGTCTGCGGATTATGATTCTCATACAGCATATAGTATTGGAGATAT